GCACATCATTTACATCAGGCATACATTTACCATTAGAATCGTTATACAAGGCTCCAGCAACAGGCACAAAATATTTTTACTATGATACAAAAGATAACAGTTTTGGGGAGAAATAATGAGAATACTTACAGTAGACAATCTAGCATATGACTTGAACAAGTTGCCTGAAACTGTGTCAGACGACATGGCTTTCAGTGTGCTTGACAACAGCAATCCTAAAGAACCAGACTTTTTCTTTATACCTTTAATCTACATTGAATCTTTCAGTGCTCCAGCGATTGTGTTGGAGATAGGTGGAAAAGAAATTACAATGCCTTTGGATTGGAGCGTTGCAATAGGAGATTTGGAAGACAGTAATACTGTTGACGTTGTTCCATTGACAAGCATCGCTGACAGAGGCTTTGAAGCATTTATATTCAATCCGTTAAGCAGTTTCAAGGCACAGTTTGCTCCTGTCAATGTAGTGAATTTTTATAATGAGGTCAAATGGTACTTTCCAAAGATGAAAAATAATCAACTTATAAGCACACCTATAACAAATGGTAAAAATCCTGATTGTGCATTTTTTGTAAAAGATATTTCAAGACAATGTGAAAGTATAGAATATACTGAACTATTGTAATGCCGAAAAAGAAAAAAGAACCTAAAATGATTTATGAAAGTCCAGATGGAGGTGCCACTGTGTATGCACGACCTATTAATGGCAAGGGTGAACGTGTATTGATTGAAAAACCAATTTTTCCAGACTGGTATTTGACCGAAGTTGAAATATCCGAAATAGTAGATTACGCAAACGAAGGAAACAAGACTTTACAAATACAGTTAAAGAAGTTAAAATTAATGTATGATTTAATTAAGGAAAACAGATGGTAAGCAAAATTAATAAACTTCCTTTAAAAGATGTGTTAGCGGCAATAGACATGAACGCTAAAAACGTATGGGGCGAGTTATCAGATGATGAACGTAAACAGGTGTCTTTTTATTTGCTTAATAGATATGCAAGTGCTGTAAAAGGCAGTAAGCAAGACAAAGAATTACAGATATTAAAAACAAATCAATATTACAATAAAAACTTTTTTGCACTTACAAAACATAAAAAACTTTTATGGTATCTACTTTGTATGACTGCAAATGACAAGAAAAGTATTAGATATCATGAGTGGATTGGATATAAATTTAAATCAAGTCCAGGTACAGCAAAAGCAATAAAGTTCTTAGAAAAACTATATCCGACTAAAAAAGCAGATGAAATAAATTTACTTGCAAAAATAAACAGTGCAAAAGATTTAAAACAATTAGCAGAAGATTTTGGAATGACAAAGGAGCAAATTAAAAAACAATTATGATAGAAAAGTTGTTTACTTGTCCGTATTGCGGTGCAAAATTTACTAAAGAAAAAACTTTAGCAGTGCATATGTGCGAACAAAAAAGAAGATTCTTACAAAAAGATGAAAGAAGGGTACAACTAGGATATCAAACATTTGTAAGATTCTATGAATTATGTCAGAAGGCAACAAAACCAAAGACATATGAAGAGTTTTGCAAGAGTCCTTATTACACAGCATTTGTCAAGTTTGGAAGTTTCTTAAGCAACGTAAAGCCATTGTATCCAGCAAAATATATAGATTATGTTGTAACGAGCGGAGTAAAATTGGATCACTGGTGCAGGGAAGAAATGTATCAGAAGTATGCAATAGATTTGATACTGCGTGAAAAAGTTGAGATGGCAATGGAACGTTCAATTAAAACAATGATGGATTGGGGCGACGAGAAGGAAGCGCCGTGGAGCGATTATTTCAAGTATGCAAGCCTAAATAGAGCAGTAATGGATATTAAAGATGGGAAAATAAGTCCATGGTTAATACTAAATTGCAAGACAGGAAAAGAAATGATTGGTAGACTTAACGATGAACAACTACAAATAGTTTACAACATAATGGATCCAAGTCACTGGTCTTTAAGATTTAAAAGACTACCAGCAGATGTAGAAATGGTCAAAGAGGTTACAAAGGAGGCGAGATTATGATAAATGAAAATAATGTAGTACCACTATTCGGCATACCTTTATGTCAAACACAATTAAAAGAATATAAAGAAAGCGAAGACTTTATAAAAAACAAAATTAATTACGTAGAAAGATCTCACAAAGTTTGCTACATTTCAGAAGACGACTATCTGTTAGACAAAGAAAATTTATTACCGTTAAAGACGGAAGTCATGGAAAAAGTAAGTGAATTTTTACATGGTTACCTTGACATTCATCCTAAACACAATTTTGTTATGACTACAAGTTGGAGTAACAGATATGAACAAAATCATTTTATAGATCAGCACTATCACAGTAATAGTTTATTCTCGGGTGTATTATTTTTAACTGATTGTAAAGACACAGCAAATATTGTATTTCATAAAGATAAAAATCACAACAACATTTTTACGGATACAGTTAGATTAGATCACAAAGACAACTTCGATTACACAAATAAAAGAAGTTATCTGTTTCATCAACCACAAATGGCTGTATGTCCTAAGAAATGGGACTTGATAATGTTTCCTAGTTTTTTAAACCATAGTGTAAATGTTAACACAAATCCAAACGACAAAAGATACACCCTTTCTTTTAATGTATGGGTAAAAGGTACAATAGGTGGAGGGCATAGTAAGTTAACATTATGATAGACTTAACTATAGGCGCCGATCATAGAGGTATGGAACTTAAGGACCAAGTGTCCAAATGGATATGTCCAATTGATGAATGCATTGGCGATATTGTAACGTTTCATGACATAGGCATTTATGAAAACAAAAGAACAGATTATAACGACATAGCCAAAAAAGCCTGTAGATTTTTAGACAAGGATGATAAGGTTATTTTATTTTGTGGCAGTGGTTTTGGTATGGCAATACAGGCAAATAGATTCAAAGGAGCAAGAGCGGTAGTATGCTTTGACGTCTTTGATGTGGAACAGGCTAGACAACACAACGATATGAATGTATTATGTATTGGTGCAGACTACACAGATTTTGATACTGCAAAATATATGATAGAAGCATTTTTTGAAACAAAATTTTTAAAAGGTAGGCATACAAGGCGAGTGAAGAAATTAGATGAAGACACAAACACAAATTGAACAAATTTACAAAAAACTAGGCAACTACTGGCCCAAGTATTCTAACAGAAAGCCAGCGGCAAAAATACACAAGGAAGCCTACACTAGTTTGATAGGCGTCATGCTTTCAGCACAAAGCCAAGATAAAAGAACTGCGATTGCCTGCAAACAATTATTCGCTTTAGCAGATACTCCTGAAAAAATGATTAAACTTTCAAGAGAGAAAATAATAGAAGCAATACGTCCTGCAGGATTGCACAATGCAAAATCAAAAAATATACTTGCAACAAGTTACAAACTATTAATGGAGTATGATGGAAAAGTTCCACAAACACAAAAAGAACTTATGGATTTACCTGGCATCGGTAGAAAAAGTTCTGACATAATGATGAGATTCGTTTGGGGTGCACCTAACATAGCAGTTGATACACACGTGTTTAGATTACTATGGAGATTGGGTTGGACAGATAGTTTAGACGAAAGCAAGAGTGCTGTAACTGTGAATGACACAACTCCTGATCAATACAAATATGCGGCTCATATGCAATTAATTACTCATGCAAAAAGAGTGTGTACAAGTAAAAAACCTAAATGTCATATATGTGTTATAGACGAAGAGTGTGATAAAAGACACGTTGACGTTCCTAAATCCAAATTGAGAGAGGTTGTAAATGCCTGATATAGACATAGACTTTGCAGATAGAAATGATCTACTAGACAAGTTGAAACACAGAGTAGCAAAATTAGACAATGGCAAGAAACACAACACTGGTGTTTACTTCACAGAAGTACCTCATGATCCGGCTACAAATCTTAGTACTTTGGATTATGACACAGCAGAACAAAGAAAATATTTTAAAATAGATTGTCTAAACGTAAGCATTTACAAAGACATAAATGATGAAAAGCATTTAGAAGTTTTAATGAACAAAGAGCCTGTTTGGGAATTGTTAGAAGCACAAGACTTTGTAGACAAAGTGTTTCATATTAATGGACACTCGGAAATATTAAAAAAACTTAAACCAAGAAACATAAAACAACTAGCGGCAGTATTGGCAATCATAAGACCAAGCAAAAGATATTTGTTGAATGAGTCATGGGATAAAATTATGAAAGAAGTTTGGATAAAACCAACCGACGACAAGTACTTTTTTAAGAAGTCCCACGCAACATCCTACGCAGTAGCAGTGGTTGTTCATATGAATTTAATTTGTGAGCAATTAGAAAAAAATGAAAAGCAAAGCACGTAGAAGTTTAGCAAAAACATTATCATGGCGTATACTTGCAACAAGTGATACGTTTGTTATTTCATGGCTAATCACAGGAACATTGAGCATGGCTGGAGCGATAGCAGGCATAGAAGTGGTGACTAAAATGTTTTTGTACTATGGACATGAAAGAATTTGGAATAAAATTAAATGGGGGAAAGACAAGACTGATCATCCAACATACGTATTTCCTTATGAGGATTGGAAAGTTAAAAGGGTAAAAAGTTATCTTGATAAAAAAGGCAACAAGCGTCTAGCAAAACTTTTATTTGATTAATTACTTAGGTTTACGAACTAGTTGAACAGACTTTCTTTTACTTCTTTTCATTGCAAGATTTGTTAAACTTGTCACAGGTCCTATCTTTACCTGAACGTCTTTGGTGTTCATTATCATCATAATAGGTTTGAATGTTTCCATTTCTTGACGTAAAAATATTCCTATTGGTATCATTCTGTTGGATTCAAACCACCACGTTTTACACAAATCTATAAATTTTTCCTTATTCTCGGAATTAGGTATGTCGGTGAATATGAACATACTGGTAATAGCATTGTCCTGATTATTGATGACACCCACATATTCCTGCCCACCGTATTCTACTACGGATATGTAAGGATAGTTCTTCTCTATGTCGTCTAACAGCATTATAAAACCAATAAATACATTAAAATTATTAAAGATTATGCAACTTGTGCCAAAATATTTATTAAATAACAGTGTTAGCCTGATAGCAAATCTGGCTGGAGAAGTAACGGAGTATAGACCAGTGTACACAAGAGATATTAATGTTGTAAGAGGAATTGATAACGCAATTCAGTTTAACGTACTGAATGCGGATCAAAAAGCAGTATCAATCCTAAACACATACACACCTAAATTTAAATTATACGATGAAAACAACAGATTATTAGTTGAAAGAGACGGCACAATAATCGAGACAGCAACAACGAAGAAAGGTCATTTTACAATAACAATCACGGAAAATGATCTTTTGAATGTGCCAGCACAATATCTTTCATACTCTATATTCTTAGAAAACGACAGCACAAATGAGAAAACTTTGTTAAGTTCAGGAACAAATTTCAACAACAGAGGCACAATGAAAGTGCAATCAGAAGAGTTTCCAGGACCATTAGCATCTGTATCTGTAACAACATTTACAGAAGATAATCCTTCAAGTGGTATTTTTATTTCATCAAGTGTAGATGCTCAACCAGCCATTAATGGCAATTCTGCATTACATACAGCCGCATATTATCTAGACAGTGCAGTAGGAACTATCATAGTTCAAGGCACACTAGATACAAATTCGGGCACAACAAATTGGAGTGATTTGGATACATTCACAGCATCCTCTTCGGACAGTTTGGTATACAGAAACTTCAATGGTGTGTTCAGTCATATCAGATTCAAACATACACTTACATCTGGTAGTTTATCCAAAATCCTAGTTCGAAATTAATTGACTTTTTAACCAAAAGGTTATATTATTAGTGCATGAATATTGTGTTCGATGCATTACAAATTTACTTGCCAGCAAAACGTAAACAAACTCCTAGTGGTTGGTTGGCTTTCAATGCCCCTTGTTGTGAGCACAATGGAACAACTCCAGACACAAGACAAAGAGGAGGATTGATTGCAAATGCAGATGAGGGAGTAAGTTTTCATTGTTTCAACTGTGGATTTAAAACAAGTTGGAGAAATGGTCGCAATCTATCTTTTAAAATGAAAAAATTTATGAGATGGTTAAATGTTCCAGATGACACAATCACAAAATTAGCATTACAAGTATTACAAACCAAAACTGATGATACTGGACACAAAACATTTATAACACTTCCTAAATTTGTATCTAAAGAACTTCCAGCAAAGTCTAAGCCAATACATGAATGGGCAGACTACAAAGCATTAGAGCCGGGTGGTATAGATAAGAACTTGTTTAAAGTTTTAGAATATATTGCTTCCAGAAAATTAAATTTGAATGACTATGATTTTTATTGGACTCCTGAATCCGGATACAGAGATAGACTTATTATTCCCTTCTATTATAGAGAGAAAGTTGTAGGATACACAGCAAGAAAAGTTGTAGAAAGCAAAGTAAAATACTTGTCTGAACAACAACCAGGATATGTTTTCAACATCGATGAACAAACAGATGATAGAAAATATGTGGTTGCTGTAGAAGGTCCAATTGATGCTATTGCCATAGATGGCGTTGCATTACTAGGAAGTGAAATAAAAGAACAACAAACAGCACTTCTTAATAGTTTAGGGAAACACGTGATAGTTGTTCCCGACAGAGATGAGGCAGGTCAAAAACTTGTCTATGATGCTATGGAATCTGGATGGAGTGTTAGTATGCCCGATTGGAGTCAAGATATTGGAGATGTGAATGATGCCGTGCGTAAATATGGTAGACTGCATACTTTATACTCGATTGTAAAGAACGCTGAAGAATCGCAACTTAAAATAAAACTGAGGATGAAAAAATGGTTTATATAAAGAAAGTATTTTCTTTTATATTCTGGCCTATAATCAAACTTATAGATCATATAAAATACAAGAAAAAAATTAAAGAATTACAAAAAAGAGATCCGTTTATATACAAATGATAGTTTGGGGAGTGACAGGAAATAATCATGATGCCAGTTTGGCTGTCATGGAATGGCGAGTGCAAGGTCTAACTGACCATTATCATCTTAACTTAAAATGGGCAGGAATGTCAAAGGACTTCAGTGGTATTCCAGGAGATCCTACTCTGTGTCCTAAAATGATGGCTTTCGTAAGATCAAATGCTAAATGGGCCTTCCCTGCAAAAATTTATTTTTATGAAAAACCCTGGAAAAAAACTTTAAGGCAATTGAAATCAGGACAAGGTTGGAAGTGGAAAGAAAATAATATAAAAAATTTTTTATCCAAATCAGGAGTACACAACATACCTATTGAGTATGTTGATCATCATGAAAGTCACGCCGCTTACGGTTACTATACATCACCATTTAGAAATGCCGCTGTTGTGGTGCTTGATAGTATAGGGGAGTTTGAAACATTTACTATATGGCATGGTCAAGGTGATCATATTAAAAAAGTTTATAGTCAATCATATCCACACAGCATTGGTTTATTTTATTCTGCTATGACACAAAGAGTGGGACTTAAAGCAAATGCTGAAGAACATAAATTTGAACAACTAGCCAAAAAAGGTAATTGGAGAAAGAATTACAGACTGTTTATGGAAGAATTAGTTGAATCTAGATTTCCATTTAAAACACATTTCAATTTCCATAGAGGTTGTAATTGGTGGAGACCAGAATTAAATTCAGAACAAGACATGGCGGACATTGCCGCTACTACACAACACATTTTTGAACAGGTATTAATGTGTGCAAGTTCTTGGATACAAATGCACATCAAAACATCTAACATAGTTTTGGTTGGTGGTTGTGCTTTGAATAAAACAGCACGTACAAAATTGGAATCAGTTTGGGACGATATATGGGTTCCAAAAAATCCAGGAGATCCTGGCAGTTGTGTTGGAGCAGTCCTTGCCAAATACAACAGACACATTGACTTTCAAGATAAAATGTGGTATAATAAGGAACATGGCGAAACAGAATAAAGATTATGGATATGACATACAAAAGTTATATCTAGAAATGATGTTGGCGAACGCAGAAACTTTTGTGCGTTGTCAGTCTATATTTGACTTTTCTTTATTTGATCGTAAACTTCAAGAGACAGCACAATTCGTAAACAAATACGTAACTGAATACAACGCACTTCCAACATATGAAATGGTTAATAAATCTTGCAACGTAGATTTAAAACAAACTGAACAACTTCACGAAGAACATTTTGATTGGTTGCTTACAGACTTCGAAACTTTTATAAGACACAAAAGTTTAGAAAGAGCGATATTGAAATCTGCTGATATGCTTGAAAAAGGTGAGTATGGTCCAGTTGAAGACTTGGTAAAAAAGGCAGTACAGATTGGATTACACAAAGACTTAGGTACAGATTATTTTGATGATCCTAAATCAAGATTAATGGGATTAAAGAATCAAAATGGACAAGTCAGCACAGGTTAGACAACACTAGATAAAAGATTGTTTGGTGGATTTAACAAAGGTGAACTTAATATATTTGCAGGTGGTAGTGGTGCAGGTAAAAGTTTATTCCTAGCAAACTTAGGCTGTAACTGGGTACTCAACAGCATGAATGTTGCGTATGTGTCCTTTGAATTAAGTGAGCCACTTGTTAGTATGAGGATCGATTCGATGCTGACTGACATTCCAACAAAAGAGATATTTAAAGACTTAGATGGTGTAGAAATGAAAGTAAAACTACTTGGCAAAAAATCAGGAAAGTTACAAATCAAATATATGCCTAGTGGTAAAACTGCAAATGATTTAAGAAGTTGGATTAAAGAATATGAAATTAAAACTGGAACAAAACTAGATGTGATACTTGTAGACTACTTAGATTTAATGATGCCAATTAATAAAAAAGTAAGTCCAAGTGATTTATTTGTAAAAGATAAATTTGTATCAGAAGAACTTAGAAACTTGGCGATGGAGTTAAATGTTATATTTGTAACAGCATCACAGTTGAACAGAGGTGCAGTTGAAGAAATAGAATTTGATCATTCGCACATAGCAGGTGGTTTAAGTAAAATACAAACTGCTGACAATGTGTTTGGTATATTCACAAGTAGAGCAATGAGAGAACGTGGTAGATATCAGATACAACTTATGAAAACTAGAAGTTCTAGTGGTGTTGGTATGAAGATCGATTTAGAGTTTGACGTAGACAGTTTAAGAATAAGAGACCTCGCTGATGATTCAGAATATCAAGAATTTGATAAACGTAAAAGCACAATTTACAATTCATTAAAGAAAACTTCGACAGTCACAGATGACGCAGACACTAAGGCACTTACTCCCCCGGATCCAACAAAAGGTGACACAGTAGGCAGAATAAAAACTGATACAGATGGAACTAAATTAAGAGAATTCTTAAAGGATCTTGGAGAAGATGGATAAAGAATACAATAGAATTATACTTCCAAAAAGTTTAGACGAGGGAACCTCATACAGAACTGCCACTTGGGTAGCAAACTCAATTCATAGAAGAGCAGGTATGCCAGTAGTGTATGGTCATCTTGAAAAAGAATCAGATATCAAAAAAGGTGACTTGGTAATACTAGGTGGAGTTGGTGGACACGATACCGGACTTAGATTACATCAAGAACTAGCAGAAAAAAATATTGATTACTTTAATGTTGAAAAGGGTTATTGTAATTGGTGGAAACCAAGATACTGGAGATTAACTTTTAATGAAAATCAAATCAAAGAAGTAAAAGGCGAATGGGATAACAAACGTTTCTGTAAATTCAATATGCCTTTACGTACAATGAAGAAAAATGGTGAGCAAGTTTACATAGTTGCTCCTAGTCAAAACGGATTAGACATCTATGATATTAAGAAAAGTGTTGATCAATGGATCGACGAAACAGTTGCTGAAGTTAAAAAATACACTGATAGACCAATTAAAATAAGGAAAAAGGTCAACAAGAAAGCAAGAGGTTCTAGAGGATTTTGTGATACATTGGAAAACATTTATTGCGTGATAAGTTTACACACCATGGCTGTTACTGAAGTATTGCGTGAAGGAATACCTGTGATATCGTTAGTGCCTGGTGTATTAAAAAATTATAGTTCAAGTAAAATTTCACAGATAAATGACTTGTATTACCCTAGTGATAATGATCGTGGTAGATTGTTTAATTGCTTAACAAATATACAGTTTGAAAATGCAGAATTAGTAGATGGCACAGCATATGAAACTATGGCTAAATTCTACGACATAAACATTTTACCAAAATAGTCAATCCCATCTTTTCAAAATCATAAATATTGTTTTAGGCAGAGAGGCAAACAATGAATGATTTAGAAAATATACAAAGGCTCACTGAACGTTTTAAAAGGCAAATGCCCGACGGTGAAGTGTACCAAAAAAGACTCGCAGAAGAATTTGAATTAATATTAAAACAAAGATTCACAGAATACTTCTTAAAAATTTGCGACATCATAGACATAACACAAGATATCAAACACATGACACGAGGATCGGCTGGATCATCTCTCGTATGTTATTTGCTAGGAATCACTGACGTAAATCCAGTTAAGTGGAACATACCCGTTGCACGTTTCCTAAACCCTTTACGTGATGATTTACCTGATGTAGATATAGACTTCGAACACTGGCGACAAAAAGATGTTATGGAACGTATTTTTAAAAAGTGGCCTGGTAAGACTGCACGTATTTCAAATTATGTAACATATCAACCTAAATCAGCAAAGCGAGAAGCGGCTAAACGTTTAGGTGTAAAAGGAAACTTACCACGTAATTTTAAATATGAAGATTACGATATAGATCCTATAGAAGCCAAACGTATTGAACAAAAATTATTAGGAAAGAAAAGATGTATATCTAAACACTGTGGTGGAGTAATAATGTTCGATAGGCAACTTCCTAAAAGTTTAATTAGTGAAGACAATCAGATACTTTTAGACAAATATGAGGTAGAAGATTTAGAACATTTAAAAGTAGACATACTTGCAAACAGAGGATTAAGTCAATTATTAGAAATTGAACCTAATAAGAATTTAACAGACTATCCGGAAGAAGATGAAGCAACAGCAAAACTTTTAAGTAGAGGTGATGTGTTAGGAGTAACACAAGGAGAGTCACCGGCAATGCGTAGATTGTTTAGAGCAATACAACCTAAAAGTGTATTAGACTGTGTGTTTGCAACTGCTATGATTAGACCTGTTGCACTTACAGGAAGGCAAAAAGCATCAATGTTTAATGACTGGACTAAAGACGGAGTACAAGATAGTATTGTATTTGAAGATGATGCTATTGAAATCATTTCAGATATAATTGGTATTGATATGTATGAAGCAGATATGTATCGTAGAGCATTCGAAAAAAAGAAAGATGAAAAAATTTTAGAGTTTGTTGAAAAATTAGGAAACCATCCTAAGAAACAAGAAGCAATAGATACTCTAATGACACTTTCAGGTTTTGGATTATGTAGAGCACACGCAGTAAATCTTGGAAGATTGATTTGGGCATTGGCATATCAGAAAGCACATAACCCCAAAAGATTTTGGGAGGCTTGTTTGAAACACTGTGAAGGTTCATATAGACGTTGGGTATACAACACAGAAGCACAAAGACTAGGAGTAGACAATGAACCTGGTTGGTGGAAAAGAGGTTTTATTCCTAAATGTAAAGTTGCAACACAATATTTAGATTATGTAGAATTTGCAGGAGTAGTTGCAAACGGTAGAGTGTTTAGAGGCAACAATGGAAAATATATTACATTTGTAACACTAGGTATCGGTCCGGGAGAATACATAGACATCACAGTTAAAAAACCTTTTGGTTATAGAGATGGTGATGTAATTTCAGGCAGAGGCAAAGTAAGACATCACAACAATTCTGATTATGTGGAATGCACAGATGTCAAACTTCATTCCTTCGAGCAGTGGTTGACGCAGTAATACCCGTAGGTGGAAAGCCAAATTTCCGCGAAGCGGTACGCAATTTTTAAACCGCGAAGCGGACAGCAAAGCGATTCGGTAAGCAGGTTTTTTATATGATTTTTCTTTTGGCGCCTTTACGTTTGACGTCTAGTGTGCTACAATGTATTCCACCTTCCCAAAACAGATAATGGCGCTGTTGCACTACGTGGCAGTCTATATGCAAGGACTTCAGTTTTTCAAACAGTTTGGGTATGTGTCTAGCAAACACAATGTTGTTCCTGTCTATGATCAAAACATTGAGATCAAAACAAACTTCCTGGCAGTAACCTCTCCAGTTCTCTAGATACTTGTCCAACCAAGCAACATCCATCTTGTTGTTGGCTTCCGTGTAATCCTGCACATATCTATCCATCTTTAGTTCCGGCAGACAGTCGCTGACATCTATCAACTTCTTGTTGTGCAAACACTGAGGAACCCAGTCCATGCCTGCGTGTATCACAGTGTCGTCATCTATCATGATGAAGCCGTGGTCGATGTGTCCAAATCCATTGAAGCGTGTGCCTGTGTTGGGATAGAAAGCAAACTCCGGCAGTTCACGTTTGCACCATTCCAATCCTGTCTTGCTACCTGGACCTTCGTGATTCACAATGAATGCATCTCCCGCCTTCAACATGGTGGCTGTGTGCCACAACACTCTGTCGTGCAGTGTGTCCTTGTATGTCCTGTCGTTGACGAACCAATCGTCCTTGGTGTTTAGATTTGTCAACATGGGTGCCGGTTGGCTTACCCATCTATATCCCTGCTGGAATAATTTTTCAAATATGGGATAGTAACTGATAGCATCGAAGTATCTGTCTGTGTAACTGGTGTAAGTCTGTATTATGTTCTTGCCCATCACCATCAATGCATCTCTTGGCACAACGGGAGCGATAGGCAGTTGCACGTCGAACTGTGGCATCTTCACACTGTCGTAGTTGTGTATGTGAGGACGCATCACTTCTATGTTGCCCTGCTTGAGGAAGTCCGACAACAGATCGAGATCCTGTTTTGTTTCTTCCAGTATCTTGTTGAACTGTGAGGTGTTGCCCTTGTGCAACAGGTGATCCACATCGCCCGGAGCGTATGTGTCTCCCACTATCACTGATTGCAATGGATCGTATTCTGTGTATATCATTATGCTTCTTCCTCAACCTCTTGGCATCTTGCCATGTATCCGTTGTGTGTCGCCGCAGGCAACTGTTGGAAGAACTGCTGGAACTCCACACATTCCGCTTTTGTTTCGTAAAATTTTTTATCCACCACTTCCCAACCTCCGCCTGGTCCTGTCACGAAGTAAAGGATCACTAACACCCATTTCATTTGATTTGATCTTTCAACACACTGAAATATTCGTTGTCTGCACTAATGGGTATGATGAAAAATTTGCTTTCGTCACCTCGCTCCAAGTCGAACATGGTTCCGAACTCTCCCTTGATCTTGTATCCTGCTTCCACAAATATGGTTCTCGCTCTGGTCACAATCTTTCTGTGTTCATCCAAAGGTTTCTCGTCGTCCAATATGTCGATGTATCTCTTGCAAGCCAGTATTCCTGGTAGGCTGTAATTGTATGTGAATCCGTGTTCCCAATTGAAATCCTCCGGCAATACTTCGTCAACCCTAGGACCGTACAATGTGATACTCAAAGGATAATATCCTCCAGTGATTGCTTTGCCCATTGTGAATATGTCTGGCGTCACAGGCAAATTCTTCCAACCCACAAAGGTTCCTGTTTTACCTCCGCCCATGAATATATCATCCACTATCACTATGACACCTTGTTCTTGCAGTTGTGCTATCTTGCCCCAGAACTCATCTGTGTTAGGAACCAGACCGTGTCCGTAAGAACAAGTCTCAACCATCACACACATAACCTCGTCCCAATTTGTGTCCTTGACTTCGAAATCTCTTTTCAGTCTGATCACTTGATCATATCTTTTCAATGTGTAGAAAGGATCCTCAAATAGACTGTCGCCCATGCTGTAATTTAAAAATGTTGAACCATGATAACTGTTCTCGAAGCACACAATCTTTTGTCGCTTGTCCTGTCCAAGTTGTTTCTGATATGCACTTGCAAGTTTGATCGCTCCCTCGTTGGCATCGCTACCGCTCAATGCAAAAATACTTTTGTAACCAGACATTGTGTAGAGTTTTTCCGCGAGTGTCCAACTGACGTCATTCAATCTAAGATTGTCCTCCATTATAAAACTTTCAGCAACTTCCGGTTTTGTTTTCATGTTGTTGCTCACATAGTCCACAATATCCCAACGGTTAAATCCTAAAACAAAACAACCAAAATGCAACACAGGATCAATCTGTTTCTGACCATTGATAATATTTCCATACTGCCAGTATGGTTTTTGAAAACCTATCAATGTTTGTGGTCCTGGTATTAGTCCTGGATATTTTCTCATAATTCCCAATATGTTCTTTCAGTAGTTATGTAAAGTGTTACACGCCATTCGTCACTCATGTTCCAACTACCGTGCTTTTGTTCTGGCATGAAACTTAATATATCTCCTTCTGCCAAATAAATTTTTTCTTCCCCAACTTGAAATCCCACTGTGTCTTTGTCTTTGCTAGGAATATTGATTCCTATTATCGTAGGCACTAGTAATACTTCTTTTTCGTTTATAAAATCTTTTTTGTCTTCATGCACAGGTATAACAAATCCTGGTTTTGTAAAATTGACAGCCACGTGTATTACGCCTGGAATATCTTTTGTTGCTTCATATGTTCTGTGCCATTCTGCACTCCATTTTGTTTTTTTATAAAAATGCACAACTGGTACTCCCCACCATCCACATCTATCATCAAGTAAATCTGCTTCATACACAACACCTGCATTGACAGTTTCTTTTTCTATGTTGTGTGTTTTATTCCACTCTTCCCAATCCTGTCTACAGACTTCAAACAAATTTTTGAATCTTTCATGGTGCTTGTATTGTTTTGTGCTAATCATTTATGCAATCCCTATCTAAAAATATTTGAAACGTAAGTCTTGCAGATGCACCGTAAGATACAGGAGCCACTCCGTGTGGTTCCAAACCAGTGTTCATTATTGCCATGTTGTACACAGGCTCAATAAATTTACCTCCCCAATCACCGAAATCATTTTTGTACATAAATTGTCCACCCCAACTGTCTTTCCATTCTTTGTTCATAAAAACAGTAATGCCACTTGTTTTGCTATTGCCAGTTGTGTCATCTTTTGTAGGAGAGTCTGTGTGCCAATCAATAGAACAACCAGGACCAGCATAATGCAACATACAAGCAAAATTATTTGGACGTTGCTTTATAATTTTTGCATCTAACAAATATTGAACAACAGCATCATTGAGTTGTTCGGTTTTAAGAACCATTATTTCTAAATTTTGTTTCACTCCCTTTTTCTCATAAAAAGAATATCCATGTATCCAATCGCCTTTTTCAAAGTTGTTAAGATAACATTCTTGTATTAATCCTAAAGTTTCTTCGTTAAAAAATTTTTCTATTATTTTCATAAATCAAAACTGTCCTCTAATAAAGACAAACAAAAAGTGATTCTACGTTCGTTTGTGTTGTTATAAACTCCATGTGGTACCCGTCCTCCGTCTAAACATAAAATAGAATCTTCAGGCAAATAAAGTTTTTTATCTCCCCATTTCATTCCGCAATGTTCTATAGTGGACTTTGGTTGCTTTAGATAATACATTAATGTAAAAGTTTTATCAGGAGTATCGTCCGGCATTCCTTCTATATGGCTCCAGTCTGTGTGTTCCAACATTTCACTTTGCGGGTTAACTATTATAATTGCACTGTAACTGATTCCTTTTAAATTTTTAATTTTGTTAACAATTGATTCATATCTCGCGGGTGGTTGTCTATCTACAAATCTATTATAGATATCATAACTGTAAGTTTCAACTTTTTGATCATGAATGCCTTTGTCCCAATCCTCGTTCCAATCCTCAACACGAAAATCTTTCATGTCTTTTTCGACATCATATAATGTTTTGATCTCTTGGAATATTGGTTCCAATTTATTGTAATCTTTGTATTTGGTATAATCTATAAGCATGATGAATTCAATTCAAAAATATTTATAGACTGTATTGGATTGCAGGTTTAGGCATGGTTTTGGCACTGATAGACACATATACTTCCTTTGTCCTATAGGCCCGTATAACGACGTCTATGACGTCTTAAAAGGCAGTTTAAATGGTGTTGTTGGTAGTCATAATTTAAGTTTGATTTGTCATGTATCACTAACTATGATTATATGGAATCGCAAACAAAGTTACCAGAAAATTTAGAAGTTAATCTTGACCAATTTATTGGCACGTTCAAAAATGCATTCGATACAGAATATTGTCAAAGAGCAATCAAGTATTTTGAAAGAATGGATCAAATGGGTTTTGGTTATTCAAGAGTGCAATTAGAGAATGCACCATCTCATTTAAAAGACACAGTATCAGTAAACACTTCGAGAGCAGTTGCCAACGGAGTTGCTGAACAACAAATTACAGGTGTGCCTGACATACAAGATTATTTTTTAGAAAGAGCGTGGAGTTGTTTTAACATATACGCAGAAAAATTTTCAAGTCTTAAAACACAAAACCCATTGGGTATGTTTGAATTAAAAATGCAAAAAACTGAAGTGGGCGGAGGCTATCACGTTTGGCACTGGGAACAAGAAGGCAAATCAAATTGCAACAGAATACTTAACGTTCAATTATTTTTGAACAACGTCGAAGAAGGCGGATCAACAGAATTTTTATACATGAATAGATTGGTTCCTGCTGTCGAAGGAACACTCTTGATATATCCGGGTAATTACACCCACCTGCACCGAGGCAACCCTCCGCGTAGTGGGTGTAAGTACTTGATTAATAGTTGGTTAGAATATTAATTCTTATTGATGATTTTCAAATCTTTTCACTTGTCTCTCAACAAATAATTCTAATTTGTTGTAAAGTTTCATGAAAAATGCTTGAACATATAATACCGCGAATGCGATCTTTTGTTTGATTGTGCTCATTGCCTATTCTCCCTTTTTAGTTGTTTAATGTGCCTTAATACAATGATATTTACACTTGCTTTGTCAAAACTTATGTGCTGTTATTGTAATTCTAATTGTACAACGGTGTTATGTACAACTTTTTTCCATTCCACTATCGGTCCGATTTCTTGAATGTGTTTTGCTTTTTTGCCATCGTGATAACTGCAACGAACTTGTAGCAAACCTTTTTCAGGTCTTGCATCAGCAGTAACTCCAACAGCAGTATGACAATCTCCATTTATTAATTCTAGTAAATATTTTTCTGCCTGATATTCAAACGTGGGCCATTCTAAAATTTCTGGTGCCCATATATTTTTCATTTTAGTATCATCTGCTCTCACTTGTACAACAACTTTTCCTTGTCCAGCGGCAGGTAATAATTCTTCTTCGGATATGGCTGTATGTTGCGGAGTTAATTTTAATCTATCCAAAGCACATTTTGCCATTATGATTGCATCGACTTCTTTGCCAACAAGATTCAATCTTGTTTGAATGTTACCTCTAATAGGAACGAAACGCAAATCTTTTCTTTGGTCTTGCAACATATCTGCTCTTCTTGGAGAACTTGTTCCTATTCGTTGTCCTGATGGAATAGAATCAAAATTTTCAAAAGGACCTACTAATGCATCACGTCTATCTCCAACTTCCCAAACAACTCCAAGCACTTCCGTTCCTTCAGTGCGTTCAGTAGCCATATCTTTTGCACTATGGATACAACAATCTACTTCTTGTTTTATTAAACTTTCTTCTAAGGCAGAACAAAAAACGTGTTTGCCTCCCATCTCATTGATTGGAGTTTTTTGATCTATGTCTCCTTGACTTTTAATTGTAACTAGTTCGTACGGTTGTACTAAATTTGATGTGGCACCATCTGCCTGTCTTGTGGCTAGAGGTGATCCCCTTGTGCCGACTTTAATCATTGTTTATGCTCTTGACCAAGAAACTGGTTTGCCTGTTTCGTCAACAACTAGGTCGCGAGTGTCCTTGTATTGTGCAACCATTAAACCTTTTCCGCCTTTAGGTCCAATGTATTTGCATGGGATGATTTCTCTGTCATTATGATATCTGACGCTATGACTACTGACTACACCTCTTGACTTCGGCGCACCCATTTCTATCTACCTTGTCCTTTGTAAAACTTCAAACTTCTTTTCTTGGACTTGTTCATAGAACTTAATTTGCACTTTCTTTTTCTTGGTGCCTGACTTGTTTTTTTAGGCACTGAAATATGTGCAACAAAACTTTTTGCTAATTTTGCCATACTATCCTAACTTCTTGCTTCTACCCATAGGTAGTTTTTGCACTTTGTAAAACTCTTCGCCAGCCTTTGTAGTCCATTCCACTTCGACTTGTTTGGCTTTGGTTCCACCTTGATAACTTTTTACTGCTTTTTTATAACTCATAGCAGTAACTTCTTTTACTTGCTCTTCCTCTGGAGCAGTATTGTCTATAAATTTAAATGTTCTTTCCTTGGCCATAAATTCTCCTAGTTGTGTGTATTTATTAAACACGCAGTTTATTTCATGGTTGACTTTGGGTATTATTCGTGTTAAAGTGAGTTATGTTTTATAGATTAAAATTTATTTTAAATGATATGTTTATCAGTCCTATCAGAATGTTTCCTAAACAATTAAGTGTTGGGGTGGCGTTTGCTGTACTAATGTACGTTTGGAAAGCAGATTACCTTGTAAGTTTGATATCATTTACATTGGGTTTCATGATATCCATGCTTGTAACAATAAGCAATGACAACTACGAGCGAAAAGTAGAATCCACACTACAAAGACTCAAGGATAGCGAATAAACACCTAGCAGATAATGACTTTAGATTTTGCTTTAAATAATTCTATGATAAGCAAACAAGAATATTTGGATAAGAAAGCATATTACGATTATCAACGAAAAGTAGAATGGAATCGTGAGAAATGCATGAAGATTTGTGAGGACTTGAAGGTCCTTGATGATGACGAAGTAATAAGTTCTAGTGCAATATTCGACATCATGTGGCACAAAATTCCTACTGAAGAGTTCGAGGAACCACCAAGAGATTGGGTACCCAAAGATTCCAAATGGCGTATCGAAGGCGAATATTACTCAGAATAAACACTAATAATAAGGTCAATGAAAGGTATAATAAATACTTTTCGTTGATCCCGCAGGGACGGAAGTAGGACAACCGAAGCAACGCACATTTTTTTTAAGAAAAAAGGAGAAGTGTGTGAAGCAGTTGATACACAGCGTCAGATTCAGACATTTACAGATAAGAGTTTACCAAGGTGATGAGGACAATTACGATCTGATTTTCACATCTAATGACTACCCTTATTTCAGAGTACAACATAGAGATTTGGACAGATTGAGTCTGGATCATGTGTACACTCCATTAAAAAATAGAGCATGGTTAATGCAATGGCTACCACCTAGATGGTGTCACTTCCTTGTTATAGGAACATAGTAGATTATTGCATAACTGATATGCTAAATACACATACGTTCATCCCAAAGGGACGGAAGTAGCGAAAGCGAAGGAACGCACTTAACTTTAAAAAGGAGAGTGTAATGACAAATCGTATAACTTATCAATTGCTACAAATCCAGAAACAAAGAAAACTGGATAATCGAGAAAAGGTTTTAAAAAAGAATGTTGTATCTGTTGAGGCTTACGCACACGGAACCACAGGCTACCTAATAAAGCAAGGTGCTAACAAAGGTCAGGTTCGCGGACACATCAGCATAAAACCTAAGAACATTTAGTAAACAAAAAACTTCTACTGGGTTTGCTGTATCGGAAATTTAGATGTTTCCAGTGCGGTTCGCCCAGTATGTCTTTCTCAAAATTCCTACAAGCACGATGATCCCAACTTTCTATCTCAATCTTGATCTGATAACGTTGTCTGGGTTTTTTGAGGGCATCTTCCATGAACTTCACAAGTTCTACAACTTGAAAGGCATCGCCGCCGTCTAGGGTGTGTCTGATTGTTTTTTTAGGTTTACTGCTGGTCCGCATACTAAAAGTATATTTATGCAACCGATAAATATTGCTATGCGTTACAGAGAATTCAAATATATTGCAGAAGCAGTTAAAAAAACTTGTAATAGGGGTCATGCTCTTGAGTTTCATTTGGCTGTTGCTTTACATGAAAGATTAAAACAGGTGCAATATCTAACTAGAGAACAACTTGTGAGTGCAATATTACAATACAAAACTCCTACTATAACTGATACAAAAAACGTATATGAAGATACATTCATTCTTAAAGGAACAATAACGAAAGATGTTATAGATTGCACTACCCCAGAATCATTACAACCTGGTGGATTGTTTGATCCGAATATAAAAGGCGCATTAAGTTATGCAAATAGAGAATTACAAAAACATATAGAATTTATCCACAACAATGAAAGAAAAGATAAAGTTGTAGCAACTGCTATTGGAACAGCAGGTGGAAAAGTTGATGTTGAGATCACTGCAAATGGAAAACCATTAGAAGATTTAAGTTTAAGTTTAAAATTTAAAAGCGGTGAATTCGGGCAGACAAAGATCAGCACTAGACCGAGAAGTGGACAATTAGCAGATCTTCAAAAAACTTTTGTAAATCAATTTACTAAAATGTTTACAGATTTAGGATTTCCAACAACATTCAAAGACCTAGGTATTCCAATTATAGAGCAAATGATACAGGATAAAACATATTCAACTGCTTGGACTAACTGGTACAACAATTACAAAAAGAATCCTGGAAGATTTGATCTAAAGAAACAAACTGGGCCTTCTGGTTCTGAAATGGTTGTTGAAGTAAACAAAGCGGCAAAAGTTTACATGGAAAAATTATACAGCACTATGGCGGGTGTAATGAATAATACTTTTAAAGGGAAAAATGGTGAATTGAAAGAGAAAGAAATTATAGGTAATTTTTTAATGAATGAACTAACAGGCGGTGATAATTTATCTGTATTGTCATTTGATAATAACGCATATACAAAAATGCCAGCATCTGAGATACAAAGATTACAAGAACTAATAAAAACAGTTGAAATAAGAGTGTCTGATGAAAAAGCAAAATCTAAATCAGGAGAGTCTGGTGTTGATCCTTATTTTAGATTTTATGATGCAACAAATGATGAACTAATCTTTATGATTAGAAACACCATGGACGGCGAACATATAGTTAAAAATGTCTATCAGCAAGGACCAGCATTAAACAAATACAAAGAAAAGATTTCATATTAATTGATAAGTACAGTATATGGCAACAATCAAGTGTAAAGGTTTAACGGGTGTACAATTTGATCTAACGGTCACAATGGGTTCAACCACTATGAATGGTTTGACTGCATTGGCTCAGGCTGTGGAAGGTCAAGAGATCGTGACAGCCATGTATGGAGAAATAATTGCACACAAAGACAAGTCAATCAACCAAACAGATCACGGTGGAGACACATTGACAGCGGCAGGTTTAGTTGACGGTGATTCTGTTTACTGCATACCTAGATACTCAGGATCAAACGGTTTCAAAAGACAAAGACAAGAAGAAAAATTAAGAATTGCAACCTCTAAAAGAAAAGGTTTAGCGGCGGCTGACACCAATGCCAATTACTACAGAACAAAGAACACAAAGACCAAGAACAACCTACCTACACTTTACACAGCAAGTAACAACGACTCGGGCACATTGGTAGACAATGCCAACTCTGGTGGATTGGTTGCTGGTAGACCATGGACGTAATAAAAAGACTTTTCAAAGCACTGTGGCGTTTCAAGATCAACTTCATTCGTAAGTACCCAATCATATCTGCCTACATAGCCTGGCTAGAGGGCATTATCATAGGACTCATAATATACCACTACTTCTTAATGGAGAAGTTCAGTTGTTGTGTGGAATTGGGTTATTTCTT